CAACCACACTATCTGATGCTCAGAAGCGTGAAATCTTCGTAAACTTCAATGAAGATGCTACAGTGAATGTTACTGCCGTATCTGGTGGCACTGCACTGTCAAACACAGGTAATGTACTCACTGGCTCAGGTACAACATTCACTGATTTGAATGTTGGTGACAAGATTGAAATCGCAGGTATTGGTGGCACACATCGTATTGTTTCAATCACAAATGACACTACACTTACAGTAGTAGACACATTTGGTACAGGCACCATTGCGGGTAATGTCATCAACAAGGTCTATAAGACAGGTGACCTTATTGACTTGACAACTCTAGGTATTGATGCGGGTATTGAGCGTTCAGTCTCGGCCACATCTTCTCAGCTAGACATTGACCTAAAAGAAACTTTTGATGCATCTAAGTCTGTTACAGTTTCATTCAGAGTTGCAGAGACTGAAGCGATTGCAGCATCTAAAACTCTCAGACCAAACAGGTTTGTGCGTATCAATGTCGCAGCACAATCTTCATCTTCAGGACCATTCAATCTCGGTGTCTCAGATGTATTCCAAATCAGAGAAATCAGACAGAAGACAGGTAGCACATTTACAGCTAACTCAGAAGGCACTGTTGTCACAACAAACTTCAGACTTGACAATGGCCAGAGAGATGCATTCTATAATCATGCATCAATCACACCAAAAACAACTCTAGCTGGTAACGAATATCTGCTAGTTGAACTTGATTATTTTGAGCCATCATTTGCAGCGGGTCAAGGCTTCTTCTCAGTAGACTCTTATCCAGTCAATGATGGAAGTTCAGCTAACACAGATATCTCTACAGCAGAAATTCCAATCTATAAGTCACCAACATCTGGCAGAACTTATAATCTAAGAAACTATATGGACTTCAGACCTGTATTTACTAATACAGCAGCGGATTCAGCAACTGTTGGTAGTTCTACTGAAAACCCAGCTACATCATCAGCACTTACATTTGATGCTAATGGGCTAAGAATTCCTGCACCATCTTCTACAGCAACAATTGACTACTCATATTATCTTGCTCGCAGAGACATTGTAGTTGTCAATAAAGAAGGTAGGTTTAGTATAATTAAAGGTATTCCAGATGCTTCACCAAGAACTCCTATACCAGGAGCAAATGATATGGCTCTGGCATCAATATCACTAGCACCATTTCCTTCAATCTCACCTCAATTTGCAAGAACACTTGGTAGAAAGGATATTGCTTGCTCACAGACCAGATTGGCTAGTGTTAGACAAACAATGAGAGATATTGGTGTAATCAAAAGTCGTGTACAAAATCTAGAATATTACGCTTCTCTATCACTTCTAGATAAAGCTGCTATTGAACTTCGTATTCTAGATGAAAACGGTCTTGATAGATTTAAGAATGGTATCTTTGTTGATACATTCGCTGGGCACTCTCTAGGTGATACTACACTTGAAGATTATAACATTGTTGTTGATAGAGAAGAACTTTCCATTCGCCCCATATACACAATGGATACTGTTGGTTATAATTATATTTCAGGAAGCAATGTTCAGAAAAATGGAGATTATATAACTCTACCATATACTGAAAAAGTTTTTCTATCACAAAATAATGTAACTACAACAAGAAATACCGAAAGAAATACTTATAGATATATCGCAAATCTATATCTAACTCCTGAACTAGACTTTTGGGTAGATACTCAGTTTGCTCCAGACCAGTCTATTGATATTGGTCCGGATGAAGAAGCATTAAGTGATATTGGTGGAGGTACTGGTACGACTTGGGGTGCTTGGACTAAGAAAATCATTGGTTATAAAGTTTATAATAATAAGGGGTTTGTAGGTGAATATAGCAACTATGATGTAGCATATGCAGCGGCTCAAAAACAAAGACGTGTAAAGGGTGGACCTGGTGGTGCTATTCTAGAAACAATTTATGAAAATGAGCGTATTGGTACGGAGGAAAATATCAGTGTAGAGACGGATACGATAGAACTTGGAGATTTTGTCAAAGATGTCAGTCTCATTGAATATATTAGACCACAAACCATAGTATTTGCTGTTCTTGGTCTTAAACCATATGCCAAACATTATGTGTTCTTTGACGGTGTTGATATGTCTTCATACTCTACACCACTAACATCATCCGAATATGAAGTTGGGGCATCATCCATTGATGATATAGGATACACAGCATCCAATGAAGGTGATGAGTTTATTGCTAATGAAAATGGCACATTGTATGGTATGATTAGACTACCTCAGGATAATCCTAGATTTGTTGTTGGTAGCAAAAAAGTTGTCATCACTGATAGCCCGACTAATGATGATGAAGATGCTACATCTATTGCTGAAAATTATTTTGATGCTCAGGGATTAATTGTTCAAAAACAAAATACAATCTTAACAACAAGGTCAATTATATTTGATACTACTCCTATAACCGAAACTGAAATTACTACTACTAGTATAAGATTTGGTAGTTGTCTTGCATACTCATTCTTAACAAATGCACCAGAAGGTGAAGAAGGTATGTTCATAACTTCAGTTGACTTGTTCATAGCAGAAAAACATCCAACTCTAGGTATGTGGGTTGAAATTCTAGCAATGGATAATGCAGGAGGTATAACAAATCAAAAAATTCCATTCAGTGAAGTATGGTTGACCAATGACCAGATTAACATCTCAACAGATGGTCTTACAAACGCAACCACAATTACATTCTCAAATCCAATCTTCTTGGAAAATAACACTCAATACGCTTTCGTAATTCACCCAGAAGCGACAAATCCAAATCTATATGTTTGGACTAGTAGAATTGGTCAGACAGATATTAATACTGGTCTTCCAGTAACAAGTCGTTTAGCTACAGGAACAACATATACTACTAACAATGGCCGAAACTGGGATATTGTTCCTGATGTTGATGTAACATTGAAAATGTATAGAGCATCATTTACTACTGGTGTTAGTGGGCAAGCTGTTCTAGGCACAAAACCAAGAGAAAAGTTTACTGTTGCTAACGTAACGTCTACATCTGGTGTTCTCTCAAATTATGGTTCAGTTTGGTCAACAGGAGATAAGCTAACTCTTACTGGTATATCGGCACAAGGTGTGAATGTTGGAGATACTTTGTATGGTAACAACAGCACAGCAAACAGCACAGTACTGAAGATTGATGGTGGTGTTTACTACATGTCTAACACTGGATATCAAGCTACAGACTATCTTCTTGCTAATAGCGGTGCTACTGCTAACATCAGTGCAATATCAACTGGTAGAGCGACACTTGATAAATTTAGAAATGGTAGCACTATAAAAACAATAAACTTTAATACATCTAATGGAAATTTTGAAGTTGGAGATGTCATATTCCCACTAAGAAATCCAAGTGCAGCAAATGCTGATGTTACAGCACTTGAAAACTATAGATATTCTCTAGTTAATCCAAATCCAATGTATTTAAAGTTTGATGCTACAACACTATTGTTTGATATGAGAACCAAGAACTCTGGTGGCTCTTTTGGATCATATATTAAAGTAAATCCAAAAGAAGACTATTATATGAGCGAAGAGAAATATCTATTCTCATTATCACATCCAAGTGGAGAAGCAAACGGTTCAAATCAAATGAGACTTACAATGTCAACAAATACAGAATATCTTTCTCCTGTTGTTGACTTGGGTAGAACACATACAGTCTTTGTTGATAATATCATTAACGCGAACACAGTAGGTGAAACAAATCCTACAGGTGGTGCTCTCTATAATAGATATATTTCCAAAACTATCACACTTGCTGATGGCCAGGACGCTGAAGACTTGAGAGTTATTCTCACAGCATATAGACCACCAGTATCAAACTCTGATATCAAAGTATATGCCAAGATTCTTCATGCTGAAGATAGTGATACTATTTTACAGAGACCGTGGATAGAACTCGAAAAAACTATTGGTGGTGATGAAACTTATTCATCAGCAGTAAATAGAAACAACTTCAAGGAATATACTTTCTCCATTCCTGCTGCATATTTGACGGGCGAAAATGGTGAAGTTCAATATACGAATGAAAGTCAAAGTATTCCATTTACAGGATTCAAATACTTTAAATTGAAAATCGGTCTAACATCTGATGACAGTTCACAAGTTCCTCGTGTAGCAGACTTGAGAGCAATCGCTCTACAGATATAAGGTGAAGTATGCTAAGAAAGACTGAAGTTGCTGGGCTATATAAAGACACTAATAGTGGTGCAGTTATAAATAAAGATAATACTGCACTACAAGCATACAAGTCTAGAAAGAATAAAGAAAGACGAATTGATGAGATATCTGTGGATGTTGACAATATGAAACATGATATAAATGAAATCAAACAACTTCTAAAAGCATTGGTAGAAAAGTAAGATGGCTTTAGCAAACGTAACACTAACAAATACTTTTGATGAGTGGCGCATAAGAACCAATCAGATTATTGTCAATCTTGACCAGAATGACATTATCACATATGCGGCTAGAGACCACGCTAATGCAGCACACTTGACCGCAAATGCTGGATATGTTCAAGCTAATACAGCAAGAGTTCATGCTAATGCTGCACATCTAACAGCGAATGCTGGATATGTTCAAGCCAACACTGCTTATGATGCAGCAAACAACTCTTCAAATACAGCCGTAGCCGCTTTCGGTAAAGCTAATACTGCTGGTACAGATGCGACTAATGCATTTGCTAAAGCTAATACTGCTGGTACAGATGCTACAAATGCTTATGAACAAGCCAACACAGCATTAGAAACAGCACAAGAAGCCTTTGCACAAGCTAACACAGGTGACACAACTGGTATCGCTGCTATCGCTCAGGCTAATACAGCAAGAGTTCATGCCAATGCAGCATTCTTACAAGCAAACACAGCAAGAGTTCATGCTAATGCTGCTTTCACAACAGCCAATGCGGCACTTGTTAATACATCAACTACGATTGCTGGTTCACTGACAACAACTCAAAAGTTTATCACAACAACTGGGATTCAGTTCGCAACAAACACGATAAGTAACTATACAGTAAGCACTTCAGAACCTTCTGGTGGTAATGAAGGTGATGTATGGGTTGTAGTTACATAAGGAGAATGATATAAAATGATTACTATTGCACAGATTTTGTCAGAGATGTGGCCTGGTCAAGGTTGGGCTATTGATGGAGATGACTACGACACTCTTCGTTGGGCTGATTATAACGACCAACCAAAGCCAACTCTAGAAGAGATTGAAGCTGTTCGTGTTCAAGCTGAAGTTTCCATTGAATGGAAGCGTATTCGTAAAGAACGTGATGTCATTCTTCAAAATACAGACTGGACTCAGCTAAACAATGCTCCGCTCACTGCTGAACAAGTTACAGCATGGGCCACATATAGACAAGAACTCAGAGATTTGCCACAAATATATGACGATCCAGACTTCGTAATCTGGCCAGATGAGCCTAATGAGAATCAGGAACCAACGGTTTCTGCTAATACAGCTAATACAGTTAGCCAAGACCAACCTATATAATAAAGATAAAGAATCGTTATGGCAAGAACTTATTATCATACCAGTAGCACAGGTTCAAGTTCTACTACAAGCACATCATATCAAGACAAAGCAACATTGACTTTTACTCCAACATCGGGTAAAACATATGCCATCTTTATGTCTTCTATTATTAGTAATAATACTACTGGAGCAGGTACTGTTGTAAGATTATATGATGATACGAACTCTACAACCTTATATTTAGCATATCCTGCTTCACATGACATAACAGATAGATTTTCTGTTACGGGAGTTGGTATTTTTACTGCTGCCTCGTCTACTTCTCATACATTTAAAGTTCAATATTATACTACTGTTTCTGGTGCGACAGGGAGCATTCAAGATGTGTATTTAACTGCACTTGAACTTGTCGATACAGATTATGTGAGTTCTACAACTGGTTCATATTCTGTGACTGGTGGTTCTGGTGGTATTGATGGTAATGATGAATATGATACATTAAACGAAATTACTGTAGCTGCTGGTTCATATCTCATTGTAGGTTCAGCAATGTATAGTGATTCTTCCACAACAGCAGGAACTACAACAAGACCAAGATTGCTTGTTTGGGATGACACAAATAACGCCGCTTATGGCTATATCCAATCATCATATAAATATAGTAGCAATCTATACCACCCATATTGGTATGTGATGGCTGTTGCTCCTGGTTCATCTACAAACTATGACTTGAGAGCGGGTGAAGATTATGGAACTGGTTTGACTGTTTATTATAGAACCATTCTAGCACTAGACAGAACAGCAGTTAGACAATCATATTCAGCACATAGAGAAAATGAACAGAGTACAGTCAGTCTCACAGACGTTGTAGCAGATAGCATTACTGTAACTCTAGATAACTCTGGTAACAATCTTATTCTTGCATCTTGGTTTGGTGCACACGAAGATACCACTACCAGTTGGTACTCAAACATTCAGTTAAATGGAACTGATATCTATACGACTGATATTGCAGTAGAGCCAAACAATGGTGGAACTCCAAATTTTGATGGTAATGATTCAGTCTGGTGTTGTGGATACGCTGGTATTCAAAACATGTCTTCTGGAAGTAACACAGTTCGTGTTGTATGGTATACAGAAAACAATACAGACACTGCAAAAATTGAAAGAGTGAATGTATCTGGCCTTGACCTCGATAGCGCACTAGGATACAATTGGTATGTAAGGAATAGTGGTTCATGGAAAGCTGCTGAAAACTTTTATGTCAAGCATTCTGGAACATGGAAAGCTGCTACAGGACTATATGTGAAGAGTGGTGGTGCTTGGAAGAGTCTTCTGAATGAACCGACTTTCACGGGTGAGAATGTTGATGCGACTTCAACAGAATACACTAGCGTATTTCCAAATCCTCCTCCACCACCACCGCCTCCACCACCGCCTCCGCCATCAATCTCAAACATTTCTTGTTTGGATGGAAACTCACTTATTCTTATGGCTGATAGAACACTCAAGGCCATCAAAGAAATTGCAGTTGGTGATACAGTTATGACAATGACTGGTTTAGGCGGAAAAGTTGTTTCAATTGAAACACCTAGACTCACACAGTACAGAAATATGATGACACTAATTGCACCAGATGGAAGAAAACTTCGTATTTCTGATGACCATGATTTGTGGTATAAGAATGAAGATATTGAACAATGGGGAACATATAACTATGAATGGTGGCTTCATGAAGCAGAAAATACAAATGAACTTGAATGTCCCGCTGAAGCACTAAACAGAGAAATTGAATATGAATTTGCTGTAGATTCTGGTTGGCATAAAACAATACCAGAATTTGAAAGCGAAAACAACCCAGAAGAAATGATTTATGGTATCACGCTTGACCAAGGTGGTGGATATATTGCAGATGGTTTTGTGGTCATAACTGCTGGATGTACAAGTGAAGAGGTTAAAGACTTTAAATGGAATGGAATAGTGAATGTCTAAAAGTGAGATTTTATCCAGCTGGAGAAATACAGTTTCCCATCAGTAGTGCAAGAAGAGATAGGAAATGGATGTCGAACAATATTCATTCTTATAGATGCACACCAATGACAGTAGCCAATTCCTATGGCTGGGATATCATATCACCAAAGAACTATGATATTGAATGGGATGGTGATATGGAGCCATGGAACGATGGTAAAAATAAGAAGTCTCACATGAAAGTATTTGGTGATGGAATTGAAAGACCATCTGAAGTCGATTTTCATCTTGGCTCTGGAACTCTATCGTTTAAGATTGGATGGACCCCCAAATTATCAAAGGGCTGGGGTATTATGCTGACTGATGTTCCAAATAAAGACTACAATGGGTGGAGATGCTTGACTGCAATAATTGAAGTCGATAAGTTCACATATCCAATCATGCCGTCAATTCAGCTTGATAGACCAGGTAAGATTTCAATAAAGAAGGGAGAAGTTTTTTGTAGGCTCATTCCTGTTCCAATGGATATTGTCGCAGATTCTGATTGTGCTATTGAAGAGGCTGGGTCAGATATCATTGAATATATTGAAAATGAGAACCGAGAGAGGGTTGAATTTTTTGATTCTCCTGATTTCCCTGAGAAGAAGCAGTGGAGAAAAAAGTACAAGACAGAGACAGCCAATCATCCAAAATTCAAGATGCCCAAACTTCTTAAAAAACGATGAAAGTCAAGTTTGTTGTTCAAACTCATATGGACAATTCTAATGGTATAGTTGGAATTAATCCAGTATACTTTTGGTTAAAAGCGTTTTATGTTAGACATGGAAAGCATAATATTGAATGGTTGCCAACCCAATATGAATTAAATATTGATGAAATAGTTAGAGAACGACCTGATGTTCTTTGTTTTTCTTTATATGGCTGGAATGTAGATTTTATACACAATAAAATTGAAAGTATAAAACAAGTTCTTCCTGACTGTAAAATGATTATTGGTGGTCCTGAAGTCATCAGAGAAAACACTTTTGAGGTTTTTCCATGGGTAGATTATGCAATCTATGGTGATGGAGAAGAAGCGTTTCAGTTATTGATTGATGCTATAATAGATAATGATTTCTCTAGATGTATTAACCTAATAACAAGAGAAAAAATATATCCCCATAAAATATTCAAATTTCAAGATTTTGAAGAATACTCTCCCTATGTTGATATGAGAGATGAGTTAAAAGAAACACACCAGTACTTCATAAACAAATACGAAAGGTCTAGTGTAAAACTATCGTATCAGAGAGTTCGTGGTTGTATGTATAGATGTGCTTTCTGTAACTGGCAATCTGGGCTACACTGGAAAGTCACTGAAAGAAAATACAACTGGAAGGAAGATATTGATTTATTCTGTGAGATGGGAATTGCTCTAAGAATTATTGATGCTAACTTTGGTTTATTTGATGATGATATTGAACTAATCAAATATGCTATGAAGAAATATCAAGAGAATCCACATTTCTCAGCGATACCAGGTAATTTATCTAAAGTAAAAAAAGACAGGGTGTTCAAGATATATGAGATTGTATATGAACAGCTAAAACACGACCCATTCTATCCAATGACGATATCACTTCAAGACATTGATGAAGAAGTTCTTAAAAATGTCAACAGGCCATCTGCACCATGGGCAGAACTGAAAACCATGCTGAGAGACTTGAGAAAAAAGTTTCCTTTGATGTATCTTGCACCAGAGATAATCATTGGTCTCCCAGGATTTAACATTGACAAATTTAAAAATCAGTTGATAGAATTTGCAGATGTTCCAATGTCGCCACTTCAATTTTATCTTTGGTGTTATCTTGTGAATAGCCCAGCATCAGACCCAGAATATCAGAGTAAACATAATCTTGTGATTGTTGAAAGCGGCTCTTCAAACTTCGGTTTTAAATTGATGTGGGAAAGAGGTAAATCAAAAGAAGTTGTTGAAGCACTATATTATTGCATGTTATATAATAGGGTTGCAACGTATCTATGGAAAATAAAGAAAAAGCCCAGTGGTGCGTTTATGAGAAAAGTAATTCAATTACTTGAGAAAGATATATCGGAAAAGGCACAAATATTTCATGATGAAGTTTATATATCGGAAAACAAGATAGACTTTTCGAAAAAAATAATGTATAGAATAGAACATGATGTACATGAGTTGATTTGGAGTAAAGATATCAAGCAGATAAAAGATTTGAAAAGTTTTGTTAGTATTGCATGGAACTATAGATTCAAAAATGAACAAGTATCTGAATGAATTTATAAAGCCATATGAAACTCGCTTTGATAAGTGGCAAACTGAAATCATAAGAGAGTTTGATATTACGCTCAATAAACACTTGAATAAGACTTCTGTTCTATCGTCAGATATTTTTTTATTGTTTTTGAATAAGGACGAAACAAAATGCTTACCGAATATACCAGAATATAAACAGGGAATGTTCGATTTTGATATTATAATACGTCTAGATAATATTGATAGCTTTAATTTTGAGCATGAATCAAATAAGTTTTTAGATGTTGAATTAATAGTATTGAGAAGCAAACTTAGAGAGATTCAATATTCTGAAGGAGTTGATATATCTCGTGTCTTGTGGAAACGATTCTATTTAACTCCATCAAGACAGATTGTTCCAGTTCATAGCATGTAATTCTGTTGTTATACTGAAGTTTTAATCTGTCATGGTCTATATCTTCAGAAGAATGTACAGTACTTGTATAATATTTTTTAGTGTTATTTGTCTCAAACTTTGTTAGAAAAAATTCTGGGTTTAAATATAACTCATTATAATTGCACCAAATAACATCTTGTTTCATCCAGTAATCAAACCATAACTTGTATAGACCAATAAGTTTTTCAAGGCTCAATATTGTTCTATGTGTAATATTTGAATTTGGAACACCACAATTAGAGACTAATTTAGTGTGACCCTCTTCCCAACTCACATCTTCATAGCACTCTAAATCATAACATTTTCTTGATATAGAGTCCAGCCATTGATGCAAACTCTTGTATATGCAGATTCTATAGTCTGCTTCAACACCATCTTTATCTATAAAGTGTGGATTATATTCATCTATATCAAGAATTTTGTGATTAGTATTTGTATTCAGAAGCCATCTGAGATAGTTTGTTCCTGACCTATAGAGCCCATGTACTGCTATATTCATTCTGTTATAAAGATTACTACTGCATATTTGATTCCCTCAAGAATGCTATTACCAGCATGTTCTGTTTTTAATGCTTCTTCAGGAAAATTATCATAGTCATAGTTAAAGAATAAGGCATCACCCATCTTACCCTTAACTTTGAGTTTCAAGTGTCGGAACAGAGTTTCACCACCACGTTCAACATTGTTCAGGTATATCAAAAAAGAACCAAGCCTATTTTTACCATTCTCCTCTTTAGCATATGCGTGAGCGTCTTGATAATAATCAGAATGCCACTTTATGAACTGCCCCTTTTCATACTTCAAAAGACTAGGCTTCTCAATACACTCAAGTCTCCAGTTTGTTTTTTCTGCAACAAGTTCTCGTATTTTTCTAGGTAGAGGTCCCAATTCGTCTGTAAGACCATGGACAGTGCATGTTCTATCTTTTGATGCAACAAGACCTTCGTCAGTATACACTTTGCTCTGATAAAATACACCATTTACACAATCAATAATATCTTGACACATCTTTTCATCTATGATATTATGTAGATAAACAACTTGAGGATTGTCACTATATATAATAGGATTGTGTTGTTTTTCTTTTTCAACATCAATATGTGGTAGAGTTCTTCTCATAATAATGGTATCCTGAAATGAATTTAGATATAGATATATATAAATTATCTGATAGAGTTCTTCCAATAGTATCATCTAAAAAACAAAGACAATGGATGAATGATAATGTACACTCTTACAGATGTGTTCCCCTTGCTATAGCAAATACATTCGGTTGGGATATTCTATTACCCGAAGATTTAGATGTTGAATGGGATGGCGGAAGCGAATTGACTTCAATAAAGATATATGGAAACAATCAAATATACCAGTCTCATTTTGGTTCTGGCACTTTCACAATTCAAGTCGCATATACATGGAAGACTTCAGATGACCATCAGATTATGTTGATGCCTCATCCAAACCCAGACCAGTATGATATCATGTCTCTAACTGCTATAGTAGAGACAGACAGATTGATGTACCCTTGGTTTGTTACATGTAAAGTGACAAGAGTTGGTCGTTATAAACTTAAAGCTGGGACACCAATAGCAAGAGTGATTCCAATAAAAATTGGCGATATAGTTGATTGTAATATCAAGATGTCCGAAGAACCTGAAGAATATAAAAATTATAGAGCATGGCAAACAGAAGAAAGAAATAACTCCACTAAAACTTGGGAAAAATTTTATCATAAAATTGCAAGGTATACCAGTATTATTACACCAAAAGTTGGCAGAAAATGAACTATAAACTTTTTGAGAATATGATGTCAACTGAAGAATGTAGGCACATTATCAAATTGATGGACTACGAAATTGATAACTATCTTTGGTTGGAAAGACCAAAATATCAATCACACTATAATATGCATGTGAAATATAGCAATGATAAAATATTTTCTTTAATAACTAGAAGAGTTATTAAGTTATGTGAAAAGTTATACAATGAAAAAGTTTATATTAAAGATAGTTGGTTCAATATAAGCAAAGAAGATTCGGAGTTTTTCTTTCACACACATCATGATACGTTCTGCACCGCTGTTGTCTATGTAAAAGGATGTGACGATTATGGGACTATTGCAAAAATAAATAACAATGAAATCAATTGGCCAAGCAAAAACAAATCTATAATGTTAATGAATCCAAATATAGAGCATAAAATACCAATATGGAATGAAACAGATAGATATACTATAGCATTTGATTTATTAAAATGAAAGATATATTAGTAATAGATAATTTCTTATCAGAACAAGATTGTGATGACCTCGTAAGATTATATAAAAACACTCCAGCATATGAACATGATGACAATAATGATATTTGGAGAGGTCGTTCTAGATGGCCAGATTATACTGAGCATCAGAAAAATAAATTGATATCAGAACGAAAGAGTTTCTGTGAAGAATATTTTAATGAAAAATTTGAGATAGACAATCTACATCTTATGGTATGGAATGTTGGTCATAAAATGAGACCACATTCTGATTATGGCGCAGAAAATGAATTTCCCCATAGAGAGTTTGCTTCCATCATATATCTGAACGACAACTATGAAGGTGGCAATCTTGTCATTCCAGAACTCAAGTTTGTCAATAGACCAAAGAAGGGTCAGTTAGTGACATTTCGTGGTGGTAAACTCTTTCATGGTGTAACAACTATTACTAAAGGTACAAGATATACAAGTATATGCTGGTTTAAAATGATATAAATAACTATATTGAATATATTCATTGGAGAGTTATAAATGTCAGTATTACAGACAGCAAACGTACATTTCAATAGCGATGGTTCATCTAGAATAGGTAAAGATGGCGCAACTATTGTTATGAGAGGTAACCCTGTAAATGTTGACAATGTTGTAACCGCAACTTCAGTCACAGTAAGTTCTGGTGTTCAATTCTCAACCAATGCAATAACAAACTATACAGTAAGCACTTCAGCACCATCTGGTGGAAGTGATGGTGATGTTTGGGTCGTCATAACTTAATTTTTATAAATATAAGAATAAACCAATAGGAATAAGTTAAATGGCTGCATATGTAGAACTATACATGGACCAAGGAACAACTTGGACTAATGTTATCAATCTAACAGATGATACTACTGGTGCTTATGTAAACGCTGCTGGCTACTCAGTATCTTCCCAAATGCGCCGCTCATATTACTCTGCTAATGCTACAGCTAATATCACATGTGAAGTTACAAATGATGCGACTGGTGAAATTACACTTTCTCTCACAGCCGACGAAACAGCTAATATCAAAGCAGGTAGATATCTGTTTGATGTAGAGACAACAGATACTGGAGATACTGTAACAAGAATATTAGAAGGTATCATTACTGTAACACCAGGAGTAACGAGATAATGGCCATAAAAGTATCTCTCAATACAACGGGTGGTAATAGAGTTTCAATTAATAAACAGGGTAGGTCAAGAGTTCGAACGGTTGCTCTTTCTCCCTCACAAGAATTTGAAGATTTGCTTGATGTTGATTCATCCGATGCTGATGATGGTGAAACTATCGTATATGATGCTACAACCGGAAAGTATGTAGTCAAAGTTTTACCTAATCTAGACGGAGGAACATTCTAGTGTCTAATACAGTTATTCAAATCAAGCGCAGTGCTGTAACAAGCACACCACCAAATGGTTCACTTAGCGCAGGTGAACTTGCTATCTCATACGCTTCCGATAAGCTATTCTCCGGTAACTCAGCTGGTACTGGTGTAGACGAAATCGGCGGTAAGTTTTATGTGGATATGACTCAGTTTGCATATGCACAAGCTAACGCTGCATACG